GACTCGTTTGTAGTGTCAGGAGCATCTGTTTGAACATTTAATGTTTGGATACCTGCTAGTTTAGCATATTCTACAGGAGTTTCTTCTGCCACAGGTTGATATACGTCTTGACCTGTTGCCGAAACTTCTTGTGTTTGAGGCATTAGAGTATTGGTAGTCGCAGGGTTGGTAGGGTTGTTCATCTTCTCTGCGTTCTCAATGGCTCTTGCTTGATCCTCATTTGGGTTTTCAATTTGTTTTAATTTGTTTAATACGTCATACATTTCCATGGTCTATGTCTCCTATCTAGCAAACGACTTAACGTCTGGTAGTTTTGGTTTCACGCTACCCATGGCTGACTTATCACCCATCGGTAAATCATTTGTTGTCTGTGCCTTTGGTGTTTCTGGAGCCGCAAACTTGAATCTCGTTGTCTTTTCTGGTAGGGCGTGTGATGGATCAGCATAATCCTCACCTGCTTTCTTGGCTTCCGGGCAGTCCGGCATGTCCTTCTCTAGGATCGGGCCTTCCTCTGGCTCGGAACCCTCGTTCTCTTCCCAGGATTTAGCGAAATGCTCGCTGACCACCTTGATCTGAGACTTGGGCTTGTTCGTGCATGCCTCAAGCATTTCATATAGTGCGTCAGCACTTGCTGGATATGCCATCTCAACGTCAAATGAGCAGACTTCCATGTTCTTGACGCCAGGAAAATCAGTTGGCTGTTCCATGACAGGTGTCGTCTTGGGTGAACTCATGTTCACTAGATCGAACTTGCCCAACTGTGATTCGAGTTCCTTCAGGCACTCTGCGTCACATCCACCAGCAACCTTGACCCTGTACTTGTAAGTCTGTTCTGCTTCTATTAAATATTCGTAATATGTTTTCATAATTTTTCCCTACCTTGACTGTATTTATACAGTTTTATTCATTTGAGTCTTTATTTTTCAGTAGTTGCTCCAGGAGTTCGTTGCGATCCAGGATGTGTCCCTCTCCCGTCTCTATGTTCTCACCCTTCTTGTGTGCTATCTGTTTTTCTCTCTGATCTAACTGTGCCTTCTTCAACTGTAGATCAATCATTTTCAGTTTCTTGTTGATCTTGGCCGTCTTTGCGGTTATGGCATGTCCTAGCATACCGCTGGCCACACCGAATATCTCACTGGCAAAGCGTGAATCCACGTTCATTCCCAGATCCATCAGGTCCTTGTAGGAGTCCTGTGCCAGTTGTCCCAGCTCATCCATCTCCTGATCGCTGGCTTCCAGTCCCTTTACCGTGGGTAGTGCAGACTCTATCTTATCGATATTCTTAATGGTATCCGCGGGAATGGGTGTGTTTGCCTGTTCTATCGGTGTCGTTAATTCGTTCTCTTCCTGTTCCTCGATGGGATCAAGATCAAACATCTCTTCTAATTTCTTAGTCATTATCTAGCACCACTCCTAAATATGTCTTCCTCTGTTACCACACGGAAGGTTATGCCGTTGGCCTTACACCAACGAGCGGCCTGTTCCCACTTGGCATGATTGAGGGCAACTGTCTCTCTCAACCTACGGTTCTGGTTCTTGCTCTCAATGATGCTCTGGTTCTTTGGTTTAATTTCTACCAGTTCCGTTATTAATTTACCATGTTTGTTCTGGTACTGTACTAAAAAGTCAGGTATGTAGTTGCGTTGTCTGCCAGTGAAAGGATCCTTGTAGGGTATCTTGACGGACTCATTGGCCCACTTGGTGACGCTAGGGTGTGTGTCGCAGAATCTCATGAAAGCGTGTTCCCAACCTGAGCGGTAGTGGGGTCCTTTCGTGCCCACGTACTTCTCGGGATTGAGTAGGACGTAGTCTCCCTGTGCCCACTTGGCCATTACTTGACCACGTTTCGGGCCGCGTAATAGTTAGGTTGTTGTACCACGCTGACGCCCACCAAAGTTGATTTTGATCTAAGGCCGTTGAGATAGTATGCCACCGTTTGTGATAGTGTAACGGCATCTCCCGAGGCCTTGAATTCCTTGAGCAGTTCGTCTTGTGTTATGTTGTATGCGTCCAGGATCTGGAAGAATACCGCAGTGAAGTCATCTGCGATGTCGTTATCATATCCATATGACTTGAAGAATGTCCTAACTATCTCGTAGTCATTCTGACTGATCGATGTGGTCTTCTTATAGAACTCATCTGTCAGTGTTACTGACTGTTCCTGTGTGTCTTTTGTTACGTTAACTGTGCCCATAATAGTATTTAACCTACCATTATGTGTTTCTGTTGATTTCTGCGGTGCTGTTCACGGGACCATTGTATGTTACTGTCTGTCTTGTCGTCGTGGTCACGCTACCGTCGGCATTGGTGATGGTCTCCGTCAAGTCAGATCTAGAATATCCCCTGACTCCTGGGGCTGGGCCACCTGCGGTGTTTACAGGCGAATTGGTATTCGCGTTGACCAAAGTTGTTGGCCTGTTGTTTGTAGTTGTATCCTGTTTAGGACCATTTGGAAATGCCACGTAGTTCTCTAATGCCGAATCAGGAAGGTTTGAGTTATATTCAGCCTTTCTGGGCGGGGTTGGGAAATTAGTAACTGCCTTCGTGGCCGCAGGTATTCCTTCTCTGATCACGGCACCCAATACTTCTTTCTTGGCTCCTTTGATTCCATCTCTATCAACAGTCTGTACGACTCTGCCCACTTTCTTGGCCGCACCCAGTATGTTACCTGATGCCAGATCCTCAACAACACCAACACCAGCATCTAGCAGGCCTCCCTGGCCCAGTATGCTATTGTTGGATCCCGCACGGCTCAATGAGCTTGGCTCCTTGTCGTAGTGTTCTGCCTGTGCGAAACCTGGTATAGGTGCTCCTGTGCTACCATTGATGGCACCAGCACCGTATTTGACTGTCTCATATCTGATCTCCATGCTGTTGGCCATTGGTTGGCCACCTTCAGAATAATCATAGGTGTCGTGTCTGTATGATGTGATCTGTGGATTGATCAATGTGTATGACACGAAGTTATGTTGGCTCATGCCATATATCGTGATGTCCTTAAAGAAGCTCGGTTTCGTTCCAGAACCGCCATCTTCCGCTGAATAACCCCAATCGTTGCCGGCACGTTGCTGATCATAGATATCTCTTCTATTGTAATCAGATCTGGCACCAGGTGCTTGATTTGATAATGCCGTGTTGCCCTCTACCGTTCCGTAGGGCTGGCTGGGATCCTTGTAGTAGTATTGGAAGTATTTGAACCATAGGCTACGTGCCAAGTCGCCATGGTCGTCGTGGAACTCCACGGTAACTGGTTCGTAATTGATCTTCGAGTGTACCAGTCTCTTGCGATTGTATTGATTGAAGGTATCAACATCAATAGAATAGTTAGGCAACGTGATGTTCTTGACCAACAAGCTCAACTTGCTTTGGTCCGTCGCTCCAAATGCTGACCTAAGACTAGGCAACTCTGCCACGTTCAAGTTAAAATACACATGAAATAAAAACTTGTAACGTGGTGCGAGCTCGTAGCCAGCCGACCTAAAGGTCTTGGATGCGTGCCTATAATCTTTTAGATAGTCACTGCCCAGGAACCCCTTAAGAATGTCCCCGAAGATGCCTGCCATCTAAATTAGCCTGTAACTACTTCGCCTAATGCTCTACCAACACTAGTACCAACGCCGGCACCCAATGGTGTTTGTACAGCGTTATCAAACCTAATAGTCAATGACACTGTTGCTGGTGCTGATTCACCGTAGTTCAAGTCGTTGTAGTTAACTGATGTTAGGTAACAACCGTATAGTTCCCATGTCTCTAACACGTTTGGTTCATTAGCACCGTTACCGCCGTCTAACACTTCACAACGTGTGATGAACTTGTAGTCAATACCAGCCGCGGCTGATGACTGTTCCATGAAGTCTAGTTGTTTCTGTAACTGCTCACCAACGAGCTTGGCAACACTACCAGAAGCATCGTCACGTAATTCAACTGTGACATCTTCCCAGGTGTGCTTACCTGCCAATCTCATACGTGAGTTGTATAGGTCAATAGTCATGTCATCAAAGCTCACTGATGGTCTAGCGAATGAGATAACCTGTTTGGTTAGTTCACTTCTTGGTGTTGAAACACCTAAGTTCTCAAATACCGTTCTAAAACGATATTTTAATTTGGGCATTAACAGACCTTGTGTAGCATTAGACTGATCTGATGCTAAAGGCACTGTCATTTTTGTTAATGATGAAACTGCCATGTGTATTTCTCCTTGTTTCTTATGTATCGTATTTATCAACTGCTGGTCACAAAAAATGGCACCGAAGTGCCATTATCTGCGTATATTATTCTATACTATAAATTACCTGCCTGTATGTCGCCAGTGTTCTTGATTCTGATCGGAATGTAGATGAACTCTGCCGACTTGGTTGGTTCGATAGCGATGTCAACATAAAGTTCGTTTCTATCAATACGTGCTGGTGTGTTGTTAGTGTCATCACACACAACCAAGTAGTCATAGATACCGCGTTTAGCAGTAACATCGTTCAGTAACTGTTCAGCCGCTTGCTTGACCTCGTTACGTGTCAATGTGTCATTTGGTTCGAAGATGTAGTTTCTACCAAGTGTCTCTAATCTGTCACGTAGGTAAGCAACGAGTCTTGATACGTTGATCCTATCAAGTGCTGATGGAGTCGATGCTACGGTCTTCTGACCGTAGTTCTGTAAGCCACCGCCCGGTAAGTTAGTCAATGGGTTGACCTTGTTCTCATATAACGTGTCACGTAGTCCCTGTCTGACAGCGGTCTGTGTGAACTCACCCGTTGATGAGCTGACATAACCTAGTGCTGTCGCGTTATCGATGGTACCACGTAATCCACCTGCTGGTGCTAACCAAGGATAACCGATCTCATCTGATCTTACTATCGTTCTTAGCATCATATGGCTTGGTGGAACCACAACAGTGTTACCTGAGAGGTCGTTTGTCCTACCACATGGATAGAACACAGCCGCATATGGGTCTGCTGTTACTAATCCGTCTTCACTGTCAATACCAGCACCGAACGCATCCGTTGCCCAGTTAACGACAGCAGTACCTGTGTCTTCCAATCTCATCGGTGTGTCACCGACCACGAATGCTGTGTTGTTCCTGTCGTTGTTTAATGTTACTAGGTTTTGGATCAATTCTGGATAACCAGGTGCCGCTAATAAGTTAAACTGTCTCTGTTCCTCACGGATCGCTGTGTTTGCGTCCACGCCTGATTTTAACTTGTCTGTTACGATCTTACGTACAGCCTTACGTCCTTGATATGCTGAGCCATCTGCCTTGTTACCTGAAACCGTAACCCAAGCATCCTTCTCAGTCGGTAAAGTGTCATCTGGATAGTCAACGCCGTTAAATCTGTTTGAATCAAACTGCTTAACGTTGAAACCGGAACGTCTAGTGTTAACTAATAACATACCTTCTGGATATAATGTTGCCGTAGGTGCGTCAATGTCAAGATAGTTGTTTGTCAATAATGACTTGATTGTTGGTAAGTCGTCGGTGACAGGATCTGTCGTGCCATTGCCTGCCCAACGAGCATCAGCAAATAACACACCGTTCTCTGTCGTTTGGTCCGTCTTGTCAATGGTCACCCATTGATCAACTGAGCTCACTGACTGCCAACGCTTGATCTTAACGTCTTCCAAGTCACTGGTGTCGATCCAAAGATCACCATACACAAGTGCCGAGTCATCTGACTGTAATGTTGGAGCACTGGCGCTCACGATAGGACCGTTTGGCGAAGTTGCTGATAAGTCATAGCCACGTGAATCTGGATCCACGTTCTGATAACCCTTCCAAGCGCCGCCGTCCTGTATCATGATATCCCACTGATCGCTCGCTGAGTAGTACCAGTAAGTACCATCTGCTGGATCCTGTGTAGGCTCACTTAATTTTGCTGTGTATGTTAATGGAACATAGTTAGATAATACTAAGTCTGAGTCATTACCTGCTCTAACGTTATCCAATGTGCTTGAAATGCCAGCATCAGCAACAGGAGTACCTGATGTATCTTTAAGTACGATAACACCGCCTTCTGTGTGTTTGATCTGGATCTCGCCTGTTGCTGTGACACTTGCTACAGTGTTGGCAACGTTGGCACTGTTGAAATCACTTACGAAGTCAGCAACTGTTGTACCACTCAATGCAACAGTAACCGCCGAAGTTAAAGTCGTTGAGTTCTTAGCACTTGCTTGGATAGTGAATGTCTCAGACGCAACGAATGTCGGTGTTGATGTGTCGTTGTTTGTTGTGACGACAGTCTCACCTGTTGCGTATCTGTAATATGCCTTGTAAGTTGCGTTGTCTGCCTCTGTTGAGTCATACTGAACATATAATGTGTCAGCCGCAACGTTCTTACCACCACCGCTTGGATCGATGTTCTTAAGTGCTGTCTGATCATTTTCATAGATAGGAGCACTTGTTGTAGTCCAAACGTTTGTGGTTGAGTTGTATCTCTTAATAACTAGCTCAGCACCGTTGTTAACTGCTGTGGTCTTGATCCATACAGAACCTGTAGGACGAGGAGCAGTGTCAGTTGACTTCCAACGTGGGTTGGTATAGTGCTGTGACTGTTGTAATCTTGGGTAGTAATATGTGCCCGCTGACAAACCAGCGTCAGTGAGGATAGAGCCTGAGCCGTTTGCTAATACTAAAGCACCTTCTAAACTTGATCCATCAACTGACACTTCTGAGTCAGCGTAGATCTCAATCTTGTTGTTAACAACATCTGCTGTAACACCAGCGATAGCCGCTGAGTTGATAGCAGTCTTAAGGTCTGTTAGCGTAGTACCGCCAATGGTAACTGTCGTACCTTGGATGACTATGCTGTTTCCGTTCGTTAATGAAGCAGATGAAACTGTGCCTGTCACGGTAGCATGGCTGTTATGCCAATCATCTGATCCCACTAACACCCAACTGTTGTCTCTGTTCTTGTAGTAAACTGGATTGTTGGCATTCGTAGCAACCACAGCGTAACTACCAACAGCACCGATAGATGTCTTAGGCACGCCGCCGGTCAAGTCATCTGTTGATGTGATAACTGTCGGAACTTTATTGGTAAATGTCTCTGTTGATGCTGACCATTCATGTATGCCCCATTTGGTCTCGGCAGTATCTAACCACCATGAGTTGTTAGTTGCCTCTCCCAATGGACGTGCCAATGATGCCGCCAATGCGTTCAGATCAACGTCAACTCGCTGTACGTATGCTCTGTTGGAAATACCCAACACGGAGTATGCCGCCAATAAGCCGTATTCGTTTAGTTCATAACCGTTAATTGGTGTACCAGCACTTGTGTTGTAGAAAGTCGGGTTACCATATAATGAAACCAATTCTCTCTGGCTTGTTACCAAATTAACTTTGTTAGCGTTGGCCGCTGTCGTGCCAGTCGCTGTCGATGTAGATGTTCCACTTGTCTTATCTTGTGCTGTCGCAATCAAGATATAAGGAACTGAATTCGTCGGTGCAGGAACGTATTGACTTTGATCAACTACGCTTACCTCGACTCCTGGGGATACTAATGCCATAATTTTAATCCTCTTAAACTGTTACGAATATTTATTCAATTCGCTGTAATCTTGCGGTATTAAAGAGCCTTTATAAAGGTTTAACTTTTATAAATATCGTATATGAAAAGACCTATCTGCGGTGCTTGTAAGCATAACATGTGTGCCATTAACTACAAACGCAACGGCAAGACATACTATCGTAGCCGTTGCATGGTCTGCATCAATAGGAATCGTAAGATACGACTTCCCGAACCTAGATGGAGAAGCAAGGGGTATGCCAAAAAAGGTACTTGTGACCTATGCGGTTTCCGTGCCAAGCACGGCAGTCAGATAATGGTATATCATATGGACGGTAATCTTAACAACGCTGACCTATTGAATTTGCGTAGCGTCTGTTTAAATTGTTCTGCCATAGTGCACAGAGAATCAAATTGGAAACTTGGTGACCTAACACCAGATAAGTAATCATTTAAGGAGTAACATATGGCATCACAATATTGGGGATATCACTTAACGCTGGACTGTCATGACTGTGACCGAGACAGCATCAAGGACATCGACGGGGTCAAGGAGTTCATCAAGGAGCTCATGAAACGCATTGACATGAAGCCCATCGGAGAGACAAGGGTGGAATACACTGCCGCCGAGTTCCCGGACAAGGCAGGACTGACTGCCGTACAGATCATCGTGACATCCACGATAGTTGCTCACTTCATTGACTCTACCGGAGATCTCTATCTTGATGTGTTCAGTTGTAAGCAGTTTGATATTGAAACTGTTGTGACCACAGTCGATGAGTACTTTAAACCCAGCAACACCAGGGTCAACTTCTTGACTAGGCAGGCTGGTTAAGTAGAAGTTCTACCTGTTGGTATAGATCGTCTAACGATCCGTTGTTATCCAGTGTGGCATCAAAGTCTGTGCCGATCCAATCGTATTCGGATCTATGCACTCCTAACTTTTCCAATGTCCTAACATCATTAGCCGCGGCATGCTGATACCAACCGGGTCTATCACCTCTGGTAACTTCAATACAAACAGCACCCAGATCTTTTAACATCTTAACTTCGTTTTTAAAACGGACATCTGAAATAACGATATCGTCATCTGTCTTGCGTAGTTTGTTCTCTAAACTTGCTAACCACATATCATCATGGAAGTGTCCTCTGATGACATCTGTGCCAACGTGCTGTAGAATCCATCTAGGTGTTAGGTGCGGAATACCTAAACGTTCTGCCCACCATTCGTCTACCTGTTCACGCCATTCACGACTAGATTTTGAACGACCTTCTAGCATGTCACGATCCCATCCAAATATCTCGCACATGGCATTCTTGAGATTGCCTGCGAAACTCTCTCGCCTGTATTCGTGTATGTTAACTAGGTAGTCTGCTACCGTATCCTTGCCCGATCCTATGAGTCCGCTTATGGCTATGATCATTTTAGTTTTGTGATTCCTAGATGTTTGATACAGTCTTGTAGCATTGTAATTTGTCGTTTACAGTCATCTAATGCGTGGTGGCTTGCTGATTTAGCTTGAGGACAATCAGGCCAAAGTGCGTATACTGTTCTAGCATCACGGACATTCCAAAACTTCCAGGGCAAACTAACACCAAGTTCTTTATAAGCGTGTTCCAATATGTTCATATCAAATGTAGGCCCGTTTGCCCATATCCTGTTGCTTTGCCATATCAGTTTGCCTAGTTCATCCAAGCACTCGTGTAGATCTCTGCGACCTACTTCCTCAAATACTTCTCGCTGTGCTTCTGGAACTTGATGTGCCCACCATTCAATGGTGTTGTCATCTGTCTTACGATTTGGTTGGCTTTCGGGTGTTACTCTAGCATAGAAATGCCTGTCAGGCCAGCCAGTGGATAGTGGGTCAAAGACCTGAGCCGCTATGGTCATAATCATAGCGTCTGGGCCTGTTGCTAGTGTTTCTATGTCGATCATTAAATCCATACTAGCATTATACTACCATATGGATTTTATGTCAACCTTATTTGCGTTTAGGTCCTTTTGGAGATATCTTCTTTAGGAAGGGTGTTTTTGGTTTGGCACGTTTTGACGTGGCCACTTTCTTTGGTTTCAGTGATTTCTTGAGTGCGTCCCTGCGTTTGAACTTGTTTAGAGCTTGCATTATACGACTTGCTACGTTTACCTTTTTGGTCCTTTTTGCCTTACGTGCCTGTCTAAACTTGGTCCTAGCACGTGTCTTTTTCATTTGAGCCCGTTTAGCAACATCGATATTTGCTCCACACTGGCTAGGAGTTGATACTAACCTACCTGCTCGGTTACCTGTCTCGCAACGCCATTTCATCTTGACCTTGGCCTTTCCGGTACCGCCCTGGCCCACACGGGCAAACACCATACCTTCAGTTATGATCTCGGTTATCTTCATTAACCAATTACCCAGCTCAAAGGCTCTGAGTGATCTGTAAATGTCGCTAGATCAGCGATAAGTCTATCCATCTCTGCCTGTGCTTCTGCCTTAATGGCCGAACCGTTTAACGGAGTACCCCCGCCTGGGCCAGCGATTGTAGCAAACTTCTCACGTGCCTCACCAATGATCATCTTACCACCGGCGTAGGTATAATCACGTATCCATTGTAGGATAGGTGGATCCTGTAGTAACACCACCTCTGGTTTGTAGTTATAGTGCCATAACAGCAGTTCCTCACCGCTTGCCTTTGGATCACGCATTATGGTTAACTTTTTAGTCACAGGTTCGTAGTTAAAGTTCATATGTCCGCCAAACATACGCATGGCCAATTCAACATACTGACTATACATATCAAAAGTCGCCAAGCCGCCGGCATATGAATAATTTAATAGATAAACGTTTAATGTAGCAGATGAAAACGGATCAAAACTTGATGAGTAAGGACCAGTCGCATCACCCATTGTCCTACGAAAGATCTGTCTAACTGACTGTACTTCTGTTGGAAGTGTGTAGACATTCTGATTCTCTGTTAGTTGTAACAAGGAGTATGATTCCTCGTGAGCATTCTGTGCCCTAGCTCTGTATGTCAGCAAGGCTTTTGAATATGCTGTTTCGTAATGCTTAGGATCAAGTTCTGTGTCAATTATGCCTTCACCTAGACGGTTAGCAACATACTCGAATACGTCCTGTTTTAATGTAGTTAAATCTGCCATTGGTTATCTCCGTTAGCAGTATTTATCTATTAGGTTGCCTTGATAATAATAAGATTTTCGTTGAAGCGACCGTTGACTGCTGTAGCTGTGGTTTTTAAGTCATTAAACAGTTTACGACTGTCTGGCTTACCTGACATGCGTAATTGTTTTAGGAACTCTTCTGGCTTACGTAAGGTCTTTTGACTTGACTTGTTGGTGTCAAAACCCAAGATACTTGTGCCTTTGACTGCGAACACTTTGGCATAATCATCAGCGACGTAGTATTGTAGTTTACGATTCTTAGTGTTATAAACATACATCTCACTTGACTTAAGAATTTTAGTAGGTTCCACAGTTTCTAATTTAAACTCTTCAAACTTTCTTAGCAGTTTTAATTTTCTTACCTGCTTCTCTGGTGGTACCGGTTTTTTCTTTCTAACGCCAGTCTTAGCCTTCTTGCTCTGATGATATGCGTCTAATTCTGCTATAATCGCCGCACAGTAGTTGATCATGTTCTTTTGCTGGGTCTTAGTCGCCCAACCGTAACCTTCGCTTAAATCAGCGTCTACGTCAGCGACAGCATCCTTGAGCTCTGCTTGTTGCCTTTCCCAATGTGTCTTAATTAGACTAACGTGCTGTGCTAGTATGTTGTAATTGGCTAGTATGTTCTGTATTCCTTCGGGTTTCTCACTAGCTCTCATTTCGCCCTCACAGTATTTGTCCCAGACAGCATCTATTTCGCCACCAGCTTCGTGTGCTTTAGCAATCATAATTTCCTGTATGTTAGGACGTTTAGGTTTATCTTTATCCATCTCCTCATCATCACTGGCAGACTTCT